TTACCTGCAGTACCTTCAAGTGCCGCTGTTGCGTCTGCCTTATCAGTTGTAGCATTACCTGAATATCCAAGTGCTAACTTGAATGGTGATAATGCTTCCTCACCTGCTGTGGCGTCATCAAATGTATCTGAATAACGTACACGTAAAGTGTGGATTTGCCCTACTGGGCCAGTCATTGGTTGAACACCTACGATTTCGTTTGCGATAACCGTTGGCATAACCCTTCTAATTACTGGTAGGATAACTCTGTTTAAAGTAGCAACATTCCCGGCTGAAGTGGCACCTGCTGTTGCTGACTCTGAAAGATACTTTTTAGTATTTTCAAGAGTAGCATTCATTACAGATTTTTTAGTGCCTTGTAGGCCTTCAAGTAATGCGCTCTTAGTTTCCTGCCATCTACTTTCTAATAGTTCTGACATTTTTTTCTCCTTTAATTTAATCCTGCAAGACGTCTAATGTCTACAACATTGTCTGAAGTTGCAGAATTGCTTGCGCTACTAACGTTAGTTTCTTTATTGCCTGTTACTTCTTTTGCCTCTGTGAGCGTTGCCTTACGCTTCGCTGGAGTGTTACCGTCAATAACTGATGGTAGATACTTGTCAAACTGCTTTTGAATATTTTCAGTTCTAACAGACTCCAGTAAGTCTAACATTATTTCTTTCTGATCGTTGCTCAACGGAGCAGTTAATTCAGAAATAATTTCTTTTCTTTTTGCAGAATCTTGTGCTGATTTAATTTCAGCATCTTTTGATTCGACTAATTTAGCCTTTTCACTAACAGTTGCTTTCGCTTCTGCTAACTGTTTATCTTTCAACTCAACTACTTTCATCAATTTAGCAGTTTCTGATTTCTCATTCAAATATGAATGTGAATACTCGTCTGCGAATGTTTCAAATAGTTTACGTCCAAAGTCATTTCTACGTGCCGCATCAATATCTTCCTTAAGTGAAGTAATCTCTTTCGAAAGTGTTTTTGCAACAGTGTTTTCAACAACTTTAGCGCCTTTCTTAATGAAAGACTCTTTAACAGTTTGTAAGTGCTTTTTAGCCTCACGAATTAATCGAACTTTTGTTTCTGCAAGGTCTTTTTTATCTTCATGGAACTCTGCAATTTCTTTTGCTAAAGCCTCTACAACGAATTCTTCTAGTTTGCCAAATTTCTCTGACATAACTTTTTGATCTTCGTGTAGTTCCGAGACTTCTTTACCAAGTTGAGAAACTACAAAGTTTTTAAGTAAGTCTGCGTTTTCACGCATTGCTACATGGTACTTTGCTCTTGCTTCAGCAAGTTGTTTCCTATCGTCTGCAAATTCCGTAATCTCTTCGGCCAGTTTATCATCAAGCATTTTTTCAACTGCTTCAATCATAACTGATTTGTCATGCTCATACTTTTGAGCAAACTCTTCTCGAAGTTCGGATGTTACTTGCATACGGTTTTCTTGAATCTTGGTATCCCAAGCCTCTTGGATGTCGGCTTTAACTTCTTCTGAAATAGCGTTATTCTCAAAAAGTGATTTCAGTGCTTCCAACATCTTGTTCTCCTTATTTTAATCCTTTGATGATGTTTACTAAGGACTCTTTTAAATATTTCTGTGCCTTTGTGTCATTTTGAACTTCGCGAGCCAAGTTAAGTGCCTGATACCCACCGCGGGCATTCATCAAATGCTCATAAATTGGTGTCGGATATGCACCAGGAGCAGATGGTTGAGCAACAATATCAACAGTAATAATCTCGAAATCACTTACATTGTTGTCTTCATTAACGTTACCACTTCCCCTAGATGAGACTCCTAGTTTAACTCCGCTTTCTAGCATTGTTTTAACTAGTTGTCCCATTGGGGTTGGTAAAATTTTCATTTTTCCGTAACCGTTTGGTCCATCCATCCACATTTCTGTGATCATATGGCTTACACGATCTAAGTTAATGTTTAGACCTTCTGGATGATCAACTTCTCCGAGAACTGAATATCCTCCCGATATTTGATCGTTGAGAGTGTTGACAGCCCTACCGATTTCACTTACAGGATACACACGCTGGTTAGCGTTGCGTACACCGCCTTGGATACAAATACCTTTTAAATGAAGGTCTTTGCCGCCATTTTCAGTGTCGGTGGTCTCCAGGACGATCTTTGCCTGGTCGAATGTCAAGTTCTCTCGTAAGTTTAGCATCTAATAAAGTCCTTACAATTAAGAGCCGATGATTGATTTATCGTCGACACTTCCTTCGCCTGCGCCTTTTTTCTCAGCGCCGTGGCCTTTGGCATTTGATAATGACTTAGAAGCCTTACCGCCTGGAACATTTACGTTACCTGCGTTTTCTTCTTTAGGAGCACTAGCACCAGTTCCGCCTTTTTCTTCTGCTGAACCTTTTGCAATATTTGCAGTAGTACCACCCATGTCATTTTTGCCAGCAACTGGAGACTTAGACTTATCAGCGTTATTGCTAGGTGCAGAAACTTTTTCTACATACTCGCGCATCTGTTCAGCCTGTGATTTTTGTCCTTCGAATGCTGGTTGGTTATCAATACCAAGTTCTGGAGCAAATTGCTCCTCTTCTGGCTCTTCTTCACCTTCTTCGTCGCCCATGTCCATTTCAGCGTCGTCGCCTTCGCCTTCATCTTCATCGCCGTCATTTCCGCCGTCCATCATTTTTTCAAATTCGGCTTTAAGGTCATCTAGAGCATCTTCTAAGTCAACTACACGGTCTTCAATTTCTTCTTCACCGTCTTCGTCGCCTTCATCACCGCCTTCAATATCAGCCATCATGTCATCAGTAGCATCGCCACCCATGTCATCTTCTGCTTCTGGGGTAATTTCGTCAAAATTCTCATCAACTTCTTCATCATCTGAAGATTCGTCAACTTCTTTATCATCTGAAGATTCGTCAACTTCTTTATCATCTGAAGATTCGTCTACTTTGTCGTCTTCTGCATCATCATCTTTTGATGCTTCATCAACTTCTTCGTCGTCTTTTGATGATTCGTCAACTTCTTTGTCTTCGATTTCTTCTAGTTCATTCTCTAAAAGATTTTCATAAATTGTTCTTGATTTTTCTACAACGATTTCATGAAAAAGGTCTTCTGCACCTTTTTTGTCCTCGTTCACTAATTTTTCGAGCATTTCCTCGAATTTATTACGATCTGCCATTTCAAATCCTCCTATAAGTTTAAATATGGTAAGGCTGTCAGTAATATTTACATATTATTGGAAATATACGTGGAAAATAGGCTCAAAACGAATCGTTTTGGAACCCGAGTGTGATTATTTAAATCTTTTAACAAATTCATCAACTGTTATGTGTGATAAATTTGAAAAGTTTTTTAAACTTTTTGGGACGAAGATATCGTCTTCAGCAACTACTCTTATATATCTCTTTTTACTATTTCTTTGCAAAATAATACCAACTTGACGTTCCCAGTTACCATAATACGTTGCTGGGTCTGCTTTTCTTTTGTAATTAAATGTGCCTGCATATATGTTGTTTACACGATCACTAACATCGCCTCTGCCTGTAGTTCCCTTAAAATCAAACCCTATAATATAGATATTTTCATTCCCGTGTTCTGTTGCTAAATCTAGTGCTGTAGGTCCAGAACTCCATCCTTTTGACGGATTCATAATATTCAATTTGGCAATATCTTTAAAGGTTTTATTATGATTGGTGTATACGTTATGCTTCAGATGCCAGTTAGTTTTCACTATTTCTAGAACCATTTTAGCGTCAACTGCTACTAGATAATCTGGTTCATACTCTCGATATAAAGCGTTACAGCCGTATACTTTGCCGTATTGTTTTAATGGTTCTAATGGAATTGTTTGTCTGCTTGTGCCGTTACCTAGAACGAATGCTGTGGACATCTACCTATGCTCCGCAACTTAAACTTCAGGTTGAGATGCAATACCGTACATTTGTCTTACAAAATGTAATTCTTTTTGTTTTTCTTCATTATGATATTCGCTTGCTCTACGTGCTTTATTAATTTGCTTTAGTGTAAGTCTTGTTTTGCGAGTATCATCTCTTTGTACAATGGATTCGTCATCAGCCGGATCGTACGACTTATCTTCGTTCGGTTCCATAGTTTCTTTGTCAAAGTAAAAAAATTCACGTAGTATCATAAAAGTATTTATCCTATTATGCTGTAGGCACTGGTTCTGCGCCGCCGCCTGTTGCAGT